CTGGCGTGGAAGAAACTATGCGCTTATTCGCTTATGCCGATCTTGTGATCAGGTATCAGTGGATCAAATTTAAAATGTTTTTGATGAGACGTAAATTAGAACAACAATTAATAAAGGACTTACCAAATTTCAATAAACTCACAAAGGAATTAAAAGATGACCAACGATAAGGAACTGTCTGATCTTAAATTACAAAGAAAAGAATGTCCCAAATGTCATGCTGTCTGGATTAATGGCACACATATTTGGTCTGGCACTGGTGCCAAAGGTAATGATCTAGATCTTGCTGGTCTTGTTTGTAATAAACTAGGAGATAATACTTGTATCAATCCAGTAAGAGGAATGGAAGGTGGAGATACATGGAAAAAACGACTGGAATTTTTAGAAAATTTAGAAGACGAGAATAAAGATAAATACTAGTGGTGAACTAGGTTTTTGTTTTGGCAACTGGTACTGATGTATACTTGGGTAATCCTAACCTGAAAAAGGCGGGGACCCCAATACAATTTACAAAGAAGCAGATTGATGAGTGGATCAAGTGTAAGAATGATCCCATCTACTTTGCGATGAACTATATAAAAATCATCTCTCTTGACGAAGGTTTGGTGCCTTTTGAGATGTATGATTTTCAAAAAAAGATTTTACGTGATTTTCATGAAACAAGATTCAACATCGCAAAGCTCCCAAGACAAACAGGGAAGTCTACTACGGTTGTCGCTTATCTTCTTTATTACGCAATTTTTTACGATAGCGTTAATATTGGTATTCTTGCAAACAAGGCATCTACCGCTAGGGAACTGCTAGGAAGATTACAACTTGCTTATGAGAATCTGCCAAAGTGGATGCAGCATGGTGTATTGGTGTGGAACAAAGGTAATGTGGAGTTAGAGAATGGCAGTAAGATATTGGCAGCTTCTACATCTGCGAGTGCTGTCCGAGGTATGTCGTTTAACATTCTCTTCCTCGATGAGTTCGCATTCGTTCCAAACCATGTTGCGGAGCAATTCTTTGCCTCTGTTTATCCTACTATTACTTCTGGTAAATCAACGAAAGTAATTATTATCTCAACGCCCAATGGCATGAATCACTTCTACAAGATGTGGGAGGATGCTAGGCGTGGTAAAAATGATTATACTACAAATGAAGTTCACTGGTCTCAAGTTCCTGGCAGAGATGCTAAGTGGAAAGAAGAGACAATTAAAAATACATCTCCAAGACAGTTCGCGCAAGAGTTTGAATGCGACTTCCTTGGATCTGCTGATACTTTAATTAGTCCGGCAAAACTACAAACTATCCCTTTCGCAGACCCAATTAAATCAAATGCTGGACTTGATATCTATGAGAGAGTCGAAAAGGATCACGAATATATTATTACTGTTGATGTTGCCAGAGGAATTGGTGGCGACTATTCTGCTTTCCTCGTGTTTGATATCACCACGATGCCGTATAAGATCGTTGCGAAGTACAGAAATAATGAGATTAAACCTATACTGTTTCCCTCAGTAATTTTTCAAATTTGTAAAGAATACAACAACCCATACGTTCTGGTAGAAGTAAATGACATTGGCGATTCTATTGCTGCTACTCTCAATTATGATCTTGAATATCCTAATGTACTTATGTGTGCGATGCGTGGTAGAGCAGGTCAAGTCGTGGGGCAAGGATTCTCAGGAACAAAAACCCAACTAGGTGTCAAGATGAGTGTGACGGTCAAGAAGATCGGTTGCTCTAATCTCAAAGCTATTATTGAAGAAGACAAATTAATATTCAATGACTTCCAGATCTTCCAAGAACTTACTACGTTCGTACAGAAGAAGCAAGCATGGGAAGCAGATGAAGGATACCATGATGACCTTGTAATGTGTATGGTTCTCTTCGCATGGTTAGTCATGCAAGAATACTTTAAGGAGATGACCGACCAGGATATTAGAAGAAGAATTTATGATGAGCAACGTAATCAGATAGAACAAGACATGGCTCCATTTGGTTTCCTTGATGACGGCATGGGTGATGATACTTTTGTTGATGGAGATGGCAATCTTTGGGAATATGGAGACAAGCAAGAAGAAGTTGGATATATGTGGAACTACTGATGAATATAGAAGATCAGTTTTCCCTGGAGCATATCCTATTTAAAGAAAGAAAATGTAGATCATGTGGGATTAAAAAAGATTTAATAGAAGATTTTTATCTTACGCGAAAAATTAAGAAGGGACATCCATCAGCATACGCATACGAATGTAAAGAGTGTACCGTCAAAAGGGTTATGGAATCTAGAAAAAAGAGAGATCCATTTACCGATTGGGGATATCCAGATTGGTAGTTCATGCACAGTTCACCACCACTGAAGCATTCAAAAATCTAAATAGATTTAGATAAATTTGATATCTAAAGAGGTATAAAACATGGCAAGTCAAGTCTCGCCTGGTGTTGTTATTAGAGAACGTGATTTTTCCAATGCTGTTGTAGTAGGAGCCAGCGCCATTCGCGGTGCTATTGCTTCTTCATTCCGCACTGGTCCAGTAGGCAAAATTGTAAACATTGGTTCTGAAAGAGAACTTATTAATGTATTCGGTACACCATCCGAGGCTAACGCTGGTGATTGGTTGGTCGCTTCCGAATTCCTCCGCTACGGCGGACAACTAGCAGTTGTCAGGGCAGCAAGTGCTATTGTAAATGCGACAGAAAGTGGCACTGGTGTTCTTATTGGTGATAAGGATGCTTTTGACGCTGGCGTAACTTCTGAGAAGTTTGCTGCTCGCTATGCTGGTACTGAAGGCAACAACCTTAGCGTTGTAGTCGTTGACCGTGGTGCTGATTATGTTATCGCAAAAACTGGTCATGGTCTAGCAGTTGGTGGCACATATACAGACGATGCTGCTGTAGGACATGAAGTATACGAAGTTATTAACGCTAATAGTTTCTCCGTTGTAAAAGGTTCTGCCGTTCCAACTCCAGCTGCTGGTGATACAGCAACTGCTTGGGATTACAATTCACAAGCAATCGCTTCAACTGGTTTAACTTATAAAGCAATTGGTCCTCGTCCCGGCACTTCTGCTTATGCTGCAGAACGTTTCCTTTCAAATGACGAAGTACACGTTGCTGTTGTTGATACAGCAACTAACACTATCGTTGAAAGACTAACGTATCTTACAAAATTAACTGACGGCAAAACTCCAGAAGGTGCTTCATCTTACTGGAAGGATTATGTAAATCAGTATTCTAGATACATCTATGCTGGCGCTGCTTTAAGCGCATCTGAAATTACAACTGTTGGCGAAGATCCTGGTGCTACCGCTGCATCTTATGGTGCTACTGCTGGTTCCCCACTAGCACTAGCAAGAGTTCTTCCTACCGCAGGTGGTGCTTTGTCTGGTGGTACTGATGACTACGCATATTCTGCTGGTGAAATCCAAGCAGCATATGACGAGTTCTTAGATACAGAGCAAACTAGTGTTGACTTTGTTTTAATGGGTGGCAATGGTGCCACCGAAAACGATACTATTGCTAAAGCACAAGCAGTTGCTGCTATTGCTAACAGCAGAAAAGATTGTGTCGCATTCCTTTCTCCTTGGACTGGTACACAAGTTGCTACTTCTGGTGGCAGTGCTTTGACTCCAGCACTACAACTATCAAATACGATAGCATTCTTTGATAACATCAGTTCTTCTTCATATGTTGTTTTAGACAGTGGTGTTAAGTATACATATGATCGTTTCAATGACAAGTATCGTTACGTAGGATGTAACGGCGATGTTGCTGGTGTATGTGTTTCAACTTCTTCTATCCTTGATGACTGGTTCTCTCCTGCTGGTCTAAATCGTGGTGGTATTCAGAATGTTGTAAAACTTGCTTTCAATCCAAACAAAGCACAACGTGATGATCTTTATACAAATAGAGTAAACCCAATCGTCTCAATGGTCGGTTCTGGTCCTGTTCTATTTGGAGATAAAACTGCTCTTGCTTCACCTTCTGCGTTTGACAGAATTAACGTTCGCCGTTTATTCCTCAACGTTGAGAAGAGAGCAAAAGGACTTGCAGAAAGCGTACTCTTTGAGCAAAATGACAGCACAACTCGTGGAGCATTTGCTGCTTCAATGACTTCATATCTTGGCGAAGTCCAAGCACGTAGAGGAGTTACAGATTTCTTGGTTGTTTGTGACGACACAAACAATACTCCAGAAGTCATCGACAGAAATGAGTTTGTCGCTGAACTCTACCTCAAGCCAACTCGCTCCATCAATTATGTAACAGTTACTGTAACTGCTACTAAGACGGGCGTTTCGTTTGCTGAAGTCATCGGTAGATGATAATTAATTACAGAGAAAAAATTACGAGATAAACAACAATGGCACTGTCAAACGTTTCTAGTTTCCTACAAACTATCGGTCAGGGCGTTAAGCCCAACATGTTCTTGGTGGACGTTCAGTTTCCTGACGCTCTTTCAAAGGGTGGTGAGGATCTAAACCTTACAAATATTCTTTGTAAGTCTGCTGCTCTACCAGGTTCAAATCTAGGTGTAATCGAAGTTCCTTTCAGAGGAAGAACAGTCAAAATCGCTGGTGATCGCACCTTCGATACATGGTCTGCTACTTTCTTCAATGATAAGGACTTCAAACTTCGCGCATTCTTTGAAGAGTGGGCGAACAATATCAACACCCACGAAGCAAACACATCCCCACTCTTTACTCCATCAACAACTTCTGGTTACATGGCAGATCTTTCTGTCAAGCAACTTGAAAAAGATGCGAGCGAAGAAGGATCAGTTCTCAGAGAATATACTCTGAAGTATTGCTTCCCAACTAATGTTTCTCCTATCGATCTTGCTTATGATAGCAATGATCAGATTGAAGAATTTACTGTTGAGTGGCAGTATTCTTACTTCACTGCTCAAGCAGGAACTAAGGATGGTGTTTCCGGCATTGGCGTGGTCTGATAAATAGTTGGAAGCGCACAAGTTAAATAGATAATCATGAGTCAGTTATTTGGCTTCCAAATTAACAGAAAAGAGGGGCAGCGAGGTCAATCTCCTGTCCCTCCTTCTGCTGAAGATCCAGTTGCAGTAGCCGCTGGTGGATATTATGGAACGTATGTAGATACGGATAATCAAGCTCGTAATGAGTTTGAGATGATCCGTCGTTATCGCGATATGGCAATCCACCCAGAAGTGGATAGTGCTGTAGATGAAGTTGTTAACGAGTTTATCGTAAGTGATGCTTACGATTCTCCTGTAGAAATTAACTTAGATAATCTAGGTGTTGGTGCTGGAGTAAAAACTAAAATTCGTAATGAGTTTGAGTATCTCAAAAGACTTTTAAACTTCGACAATCGCGCACATGAGATTGTCCGAACTTGGTATATTGATGGACGTTTATTTTATCATAAGGTTATCGATTTAGATAATCCTAAAAAAGGTATTACAGAACTTCGTTATATTGATCCGATGAAGATCAAGAAAGTTCGACAAAAAATTGACAATACTCCAAAAGATTCTCTAGCGAAAGCAGCAATCAAAGGCACGGCGCTTGAGTATGAATATGGAACATTTGTTGATTACTATCTTTACAATCCAAAAGGTTTCTATAAAGGCGGTGTCCTAGGACCGATTGGAGATATGTCTTTGTCTCAGGGTGTCAAGATGGCAACTGATTCAATTACATTCTGTCCCTCTGGACTACAAGATTTAAACAAAAGAATGACTCTTGGTTTCCTTCATAAGGCAATCAAGACTCTCAATCAATTAAGAATGATTGAAGATTCAATTGTTATCTACAGATTATCACGCGCACCTGAGCGTAGAATTTTCTACATTGATGTAGGCAATCTACCCAAGGTAAAAGCAGAACAATACTTGCGTGATGTCATGTCTCGCTATCGCAACAAGCTTGTGTATGACGCACAAACTGGTGAAATGCGTGATGATAAAAAGCATATGAGTATGCTTGAAGATTTCTGGTTGCCTCGTAGAGAGGGTGGTCGTGGTACTGAGATCACAACTCTTCCAGGCGGTCAGAACTTAGGCGAACTTAAGGACGTTGAGTATTTCAAAAAGAAATTATACAACTCTTTAAACTTACCACCTTCACGTCTTACTGACGATAGCAAAGGATTCAATCTTGGTAAAACTACTGAAGTCCTCCGTGACGAACTTAAGTTCACGAAGTTCATTGGTCGTCTCCGCAAGAGATTCTCTGAGATGTTCCATGACATGCTCAAGACTCAACTCATTCTTAAAGGAGTAATTTCTCCTGAAGACTGGGATGATATGAAGGAGCATATCCAGTATGACTATCTCTTTGACAATCATTTCAATGAACTAAAAGAAATTGAAATGATGAACCAGAGGATGATGACTGTAAGTCAGATGGATCCTTTTGTTGGTAAATATTTCTCTGTTGAATATATCCGTCGTAATATTCTCAATCAAAAAGATACAGAATATAAGGATATTGATAAGCAAATGAAGGCAGAGATTGCTTCTGGTCTTTCTCTTGATCCAGCAGAAACAAATGCTATGGATCAAATGACAGCAGCAAATACTGCTCTTGCTCCTGAAATTCAGGATCAGCAAGCACAAGATGCTGCAGAAAGACAAGAACTTGCTGCGGATGCTGCGTCCGAAAGAGAAGTATCTAAGGCAAAGAAAATGCCTTCACCTTCTACAAATAATAAATAAATTATACAGAATACTTATTATGGAACAACATAACCCTGAACCTGGCGTGGTAAATATCGTTGATAAGATCAGCGACAACGACAGGGCATCTGCTATTGATGCTATTCATGATCTACTTTTTGCTAAAGCATCTGATGCTATGGCAACATACAAGCAGGTTGCCGCGAATACATTCTTTGATGAACCCACCGAAACGGAAGAACCCGATGAAACTGATAACGGAAACGATTGAAAACGTCAAAATCCTTACTGAGGAAAGAGACGGAAAGAAACTTCTTTATATTGAAGGAGTATTTTTACAGTCAGAACTAAAGAACCGTAATGGTCGCATGTATCCTTTCGATGTTCTCAACAATGAAGTTGAGAGATACAACGAAGAGTATGTAAAATCAAAGCGTGCTCTAGGTGAACTCGGACATCCTGATGGTCCTACTATCAATCTTGATAGAGTATCACACAGAATTACAAGTCTTCGCGCTGAAGGAAATAACTTCATTGGTAAGGCACAAATTCTAGATACACCTATGGGACAGATCGCTAAGTCTTTACTTGGCGAAGGAGTTCAGTTGGGTGTTTCATCTCGTGGTATGGGAAGCATTGAAAAGCGTGAAGATACTTCAGTAGTTCGCGATGACTTCATGCTAACAACTGCTGCTGATATCGTAGCAGATCCTTCTGCTCCTGATGCTTTTGTAAATGGCATCATGGAAGGCAAAGAATGGGTATGGGACAACGGTATTCTCAAGGAATCAAAAGTTGATAAATACCAACGTTATATCAATGGCGCTCCGCGTCGTGAGTTAGAAGAGAGAACACTCAAGGTGTTTGAGGATTTCCTCGGAAAACTTTGATTTATAAATAAACTTAGATTAATTATTTACGGAAAATTACGAGGTAATCTCAAATGTCAGATATGTTAAATGAAAAATTTGAGGAGTTCGTTACCGAGCAAAAGGTGATTGTAGAAGCTGGCGATCCTATGCCAACAGTTTCTGCTAACATTATCCCCGGTGCTGGTAGTGAACCCTCTCAGGTTTCTGACGCGCAGACTGGTTCTGGCGGCAAGGATCCTATGCCTTCAGTTCAACCAGGTGTTGCTCCTGGACAATCTGCTGCTGCAGATTTAGGTGGAACTTCCACCGCTCCTAATGAGGATGATGATGATGGCGAAGAGAATCCTGGCGCTAAAGCGGCAGCACCTATTTCGCAAGTATCTGGCGATCCCCAACAACGTGCCGGTAGTGCTGATCCTATGCCTACCGTTGGTGCTGATGTTGCATACGCAACTAGCACTGGTCCTGCTGTTACTTACCCCATCAAGCCTTCCTTTGAAGAACTTGATGTTTCCGCTGATGTTGCCGCTCTAGTAGAAGGCACAGAACTCTCTGAAGAGTTCGCTGAGAAAGCAAAAGTCATTTTTGAGGCTGCTGTCAAAGCGAAAATCTCTGAGGAGTATGACAAACTTGTAGAGCACTTTGCTGCTGAACTCGATAAGCACGTATCATCTGCTAAGGCAGAACTTTCCGAGGAAGTAGACGGCACAGTGTCCTATGCCATCGGTCAATGGATGGAGCAAAACCAAGTTGCTATTGACCGTGGAATCAGAAATGAGATCACTACAGACTTCATCGCAGGTTTGAAGGGTCTCTTTGAAGAGCACTACATTTCTATTCCCGACGAGAAAGTCGATGTTGTAGAAGGTATGGCTGAATCTATTCGTGAAATGGAAGCACGCCTTGACGAACAGGTCAAAGCAAACGTGAAATTACAAAATCGTCTTAATGAGTCTGCCAAACTCAATGTTCTGTCCACCGTGTCAGAAGGACTAGCAGATACTCAGAAAGAAAAACTCGCAGCACTTGCTGAGGGTCTAGAGTTTGTCTCGGAAGAGTCATTCTCCAAGAAGGTTACGACCATCAAGGAGTCTTACTTTAAAGAGTCAATCGCTACCCCAACGGAAGTTGTTGATGAATCCCCAGTCGAAGGTGTAGATGATTCTAACCCAGTAATGGCGCAGTATCTGAAAGCACTTGACCGCTGGTCATAATAATAACCCCCACATTTTTCAAACAAGAGCAAACAAATGTTTAATTCAAAAGCTCTAACCGAAAAGTGGTCTCCTGTTCTAAGTCACGAAGGCGCTGGTGCCATCAAAGACAATTATAGAAAGGCTGTTACCGCTGTTCTGTTAGAAAACACAGAAAATCAACTACGTGAAGAGCGTGGTATGATGAACGAAGCTAGTACTGTTGGAGCTATCAGCGCAGCTGGTGGACAAGCACTAGGCGGTTCTGGTCTAACCACCAAGACTGGTGGACTTGCAGGTTTCGATCCTGTAATGATCAACCTTATCCGTCGCGCAGCACCTAACTTGGTTGCTTACGACATCTGTGGCGTTCAACCCATGAGCGGTCCTACTGGACTTATCTTCGCAATGAAGAGCCACTACAACACCAGAGCTGGCGCTGAGGCACTCTACAACGAGCCTGACACCAACTTCTCTGGAAACACACAGGGTCCTGGCGCATACAACGATCCCGTATCTCCTCTTGGCGATGGCGGCACGACTGATGCTAACCCTGGTCTGCTTAACGACGCCACTGGCGGCGGCACAACTGCTTCTAACTACGAGCGCCAAGCAGGCAACATCGCTAGAGAAACAGCAGAAGTTCTTGGATCGGGTTCGACCTTGTTCAACGAAATGGACTTCAGCATCGAGAAGACTGCGGTCACTGCTAAGACCAGAGCTCTTCGCGCTGAGTACACTCTAGAATTGGCACAAGACCTTAAGGCAATCCACGGTCTTGATGCAGAGCAGGAACTCGCTAACCTATTGTCTAGCGAAATCCTTGCTGAGATCAACCGTGAGGTTGTTCGTACCGTTTACACCGTTGCTAAGCCTGGTGCTCAGAACAACGTTGCTAACGCTGGTGTATTTGACCTCGACGTTGACAGCAACGGTCGTTGGTCGGTTGAGAAGTTCAAAGGACTTATGTTCCAAATCGAGCGCGATGCTAACGCTATCGCACAAGAGACTCGTAGAGGAAAGGGCAACTTCATCGTCACTTCTGCTGACGTTGCTTCTGCTCTTGCCATGTCTGGCACACTCGACTATTCCTCAGGTCTAACTGGTTCTGGTGGTCCTTCCATCGGTGATGTTGATGACACCGGAAACCTTCTAGTCGGCACCATGAACGGTCGCATTAAGGTCTATGTTGATCCTTACTCTGCTAACGTTTCTAACACCCACTACTACGTAGTTGGTTATAAGGGTTCTTCCCCTTATGACGCAGGACTATTCTACTGCCCCTACGTTCCCCTCCAGATGCTACGCAGCATCGATCCTCAGACCTTCCAACCTAAGATTGGTTTCAAGACCCGCTACGGCATGGTCAGCAATCCTTTCGTTGAGTCTTCTGCAGGAATTCCTGATGCTGAAGCACTTACTGCTTCTAAGAACCAGTACTACAGACGTGTTCGCGTTGCGAACCTCGCCTGATATCGGTTATTACGAAATCAACACAGGGACCCTGCGGGGTCCCTTTTTTTGTGCTTAAATAGTACTAGTTATCCCGTATCGTTATGCCCCGTGGTCGCCTGCTCAAAGTTGACATGCTCGCAAAAGTTTATAAATTAAAAACTGAGTTATATGATAAAGAAAATAATACCGGTATGACCGGTCAATGGTATGATGGTGCTCATGATTCGCTAGATAAGGTATTAGATATTATAAACGAATACGCCCAATGAATCCTTCATTAGTATTACTCTTGTGTTTATCGCCAATGGCGATTATTTTTATTGTACTTAAGTTGTCTATGTGGATAACAGAAACAGCAACATTCCGTGCTGAAACTGATAAACTAAAACGTATGCAACATGGTCCCTATGAATTTTGGGATGAAGAAGAGGAAGACGAATGGACTTAGAAATATTATATGAACGAATTAATAAAATGAAAACAAAAACTTTGATGGAAGAACCATGTCCTCTATATGAACCAGAGTGGGAAGACGTGACTAACTCACAAAAAGATTGGAATGATTTTTGGTATAATGAAGATGAAAGTAATTGACAATTTTTTACAAAACGAAGATTATATTAGATTGTTATATGAAATTGATGATCCAAGAATGCCTTGGTTACAATCAACAATATTGTCTTCAAGAGCAATTTCAGATCATTTACGCAAACATCAAAAATTAATATTAGATAACAAATACAATATTCAATTTTGTCATGTGCTTCATGGAGAAGAAGAATTTTTACAACCATTACTCAAAAAACTTGGAGTTGTAAATTTACATCGCTGTAAAGTAAATTTAACAGTTGCTAATGATAGTCATATTGGTCATGGTTTTCATGTTGATATTTCTGGAGGCATTCAAGATACAAAAGACGCATTTAATTGCACCACCGCAATTTTTTATATCAATGATAATGACGGATACACTGAATTTGATACTGGAGAAAAAATTGAATCAGTTCAAAACAGAGTTGTCATTTTCAAAAATGGATTACTACATCAAGGAGTTTCTTGTACTGATGTTTCAAAACGAATAGTGCTGAACATAAACTACGAAACTTCAGAACAGGTTCAAGAAAATACAATAAATAGTATCAGCTTGGGAAGTTGATATGTCTGCTGAATGGTATAAGGAACAACCTACTAATAGGAATTTCCTGAACCCTATTGGTTATCTCCTTAAATTAGAAAAATTTGAAGGTGTAGACTTTTTCTGTCAGACAGCAAATATCCCCGACGTTTCAATGCCAGTTACGGAAGTAGCAAGTCCTTTTAGAAACTTGCCTATTATTCCTAGCGGCGGTGTAACGTTCGGGGATTTTTCTGTGCGTTTTATTGTTGATGAAGATCTTGTAAACTATAACAGTATTTACAAATGGATCAGAGATAATGGCAACGCAGATCAAATGCAACGCACCACAAAAGAATCAGATATTTACACCAACGGACAACTTAACATTGTCACCTCACAATACAATCCAGCATTTATTATAGACTACAGAGATATCTTTCCAGTTTCTTTGTCGGGTTTACAATTTGATGCTACAATGACAGATGTAGAATACATTACTGCTGAAGTAACATTTAAACATCAACAATTTTTTATTCGTGATAACAAATTTAAAACTCTATGAATTTTGAAACCCTTCGTAATAAATTTGAAAAACTGAGAGAAGACTGGGCGGAAGATTCTGCCGTTGACTTTCAATTCAAGAACAAACAGTATACCACAGATCTGGGACAACTCGCGTTAGACATCCCTTTCCAACATAATAAATACTTAAACCATTACACTGACATTCAGCAGATCAAGACTTCGCTGGAATTTGAGACCCGCAAACTGGTAAAAAATAAGCGTGAGTATTACTCAGGCGAAGCAGATGCTAAGACCTATGCTGCTAAACCATTCGGATCAAGCATTAAGACTTCAGAGAAAATGAGAACTTACCTTGAGGCAGATGAGGAAATCATCAACCTTGAGGCAAAGATCAAATACTTAGACCAGATGCTTTACTGGTTGGATCAAGTCATGCGTCAAATTTCTAATAGAGGTTTTCAGGTCAAGAGTGCCATTGAGTGGGAGAAATTCGTTAATGGACAATGATGACCACCCTCAGTATCAAAAAGAAAAACGAAGTATACGTTACAATTCAATCTGCTGAGCCACATGTACATCAGGAGCTCTCAGATTACTTTTCGTTTGAAGTTCCTGAAGCAAAGTTCCTGAAGAAGAACCCCAGATACAAATACTGGGATGGAACTATTCGTCTGTACTCTCCTGGTACAGGCGACCTTTATGGTGGTCTGATGAAGCACCTACAAGTGTGGGCTGACGAACGACAATATAAAGTTGAGTATGAAACTAATGATTGGTATGGAGAAGTCAAAGAAACTAATGACTTTGTTTCATACGCAGGCATTGAAACATACATGAATAAAATTACACGATCTGAAATTAAACCAAGGGTTTATCAGTATCGTGCTGTTTACGAAGCAATTAAAAATAACAGGAAGCTCTTACTTTCTCCTACGGG